ACCGCGAACGGTCATTCCTAGAACCACCAGTGAACCTACTCAACGGCAACGGCTGGTCCTTCATCACCGTAGACCCATCCCCAACCGAATGGTGGGGCATCATCTGGTGGCTATACGACCCAGACTCCGGCAACCGGTACATTATTGACCTACACAAGCGACGCATGAACCCAGAACAGTTCCTGTCGCTAGACCTCAACACGTTCGACTGGTCTGGGCTGATCCACGAAATGTACTACCAATCTTGTGACCTAGACATTCCCATAAGTCACGTAGTTGTGGAAGTTAACGCCGCCCAAAGGTGGCTACTATCCCAACCCCACGTACAAAAATGGGCAGCCATGACCGGCGTAGCGTTTGTCCCCCACACCACCAGCATCAACAAACAAGACCCCAAATATGGTTTGGAATCTATCGGCGACCTATTTAGGCAGGGCATGATTCGTATACCTTGGGGTGATATGTCTAGTAGAGTACGATGTCAAAACCTGATAGACGAATCAACAAGATACCCAGATTACGACACAACTGACCTTATTATGAGTACATGGTTCGGTAAACTTGCAGTAGAGAACCATTACACTCCTAGGAGAGAAGGACTGTACACTTTGAACCGTCCCACATGGCTTGGTTATTCTCGGAGAGGTATCGCGTGAAAACAGTAGATCAGATTCTCTCACTGTACAAGCAGCGGGTAAACTTTTACGGCCCAATCCACTCCAAAATGAAAATGATCCAATCCATCTACAACGGGACAATGGAAGTACCACTACCTGACATGGAACAAAACTCCATGCCCTCCACCCCAAACCTTCTCGCTGCTGGTGTAGACCAGATGGCTGGACGTATTACCTCAGTAACCCCATCCGTCACATTCTCCAGCATGAAACCCGGCGTTAGAACATATGATCGGGAAGCCCAAACTGCGTCCCGTGTAATTACTGGCTGGTGGCAAGAAGACCGTATTCCACTGAAAATGAAGCAGCGTGGCAGGCACCTTATTGCTTATGGCATGTCACCAGTTGTTGTCCGCTGGAACTACGAGGACCACCGCCCCACATGGCAGATTCGGCATCCGCTAGAAACCTACCCATCTACAGACATTATTCCCGGCCAAATGAAACCAACCGACTGCATCTTTGCCTACCGCAGGTCAGTTGGATGGATGAGATCAAGAGGCTACAACGACAAACTGGTTGCACTTATGGGCCGGTCTGACATGCCTAACGACGCCAGCATTCTACTTATTGAATACATTGACGCTGACGAAACGCATCTGATTGCTGCTGGATACAAAAACAGCGACCCGTACGGTGCATCATTTGAACTTACTTTCACAGGTGACTCACTACGTGGCATAACGATTGAGCAGTATGCGAATATTGGCGACGAGTGCCCTGTCGTAGTACCAATGAGGTTAACGCTGGATACTGCTGCTGGACAGTTTGACAACATGATTGGCATGTACTACCAGCAAGCAAAACTTATGGCCCTAGAAGTTATCGCAGTAGAGAAGGGTATCTTCCCTGATACTTATCTCATCTCGCGTCCCGGTGAAGTAGGCCGATACCTTGACGGCCCCCATGACGGGCGCACAGGTATGGTTAACATTATTGCTGGCGGCGATATTCGGGATATGCAAACCCAGCCCGGATACCTTACTAACCAAACCATTGACCGTTTAGAACGCAACCAAAGGGTAACTGCTGGTATTCCCGCAGAGTTTGGTGGCGAATCCTCAGGCAACATTCGTACTGGTCGTCGCGGTGATGCTGTCCTATCCGCTGTTATTGACTATCCGGTAGCAGAAGCACAGGAAACGTTTGCTTATTCTCTTGAGGAAGAAGATGAGTGCGCGATATCTCTTGCTAAGGCGTGGGATGGTGACAATAAGCGTACCTTATTTGTTGGTACAGGTAACGCTGCCCGCCCAGTGACGTATGTTGCTAACAAAACTTTTGAAACAGACGAGCATGTAGTTTCTTATCCGGCTAGTGGAACTGACATTAACCAATTAATTATTGGCATTGGTCAACGTGTTGGTCTTGGAATCATGTCAAAACGGACAGCGGCAACACTTGATCCGTATATTGATAATCCTGAGCAGGAGCATGATTCTATTATTGCTGAGGGTCTTGAGCAGGCGTTGATGTCTGGGTTGCAGCAGCAGGCTGCTAGCGGCCAGATTCCTCCTTTGGTTGTTTCTAAAATTATGGAACTTGTCCGTAATGACAAGATGGAACTTGCTGAAGCGTTAAATAAGGTAACTGAAGATGCTTTGAAGGAGCAGCAGGCTAAGCAGGAGCAGGAGGTTGGGGGTATGGGCAATCCTGCGATGTCTCCAGATCAGGCTGCGGCTGGGGCGACAGTGCAAGCGATGGCTGGGCAACAACCAGCAATGTCACCAATACCGGGACCTAATGCTGGGCAAGAGTCTCTTAGCGGCTTGTTGTCAACGTTGCGGCGTCCTACGCAAACTGTTCAACCTATGCGTGGAGCAGATAGGGGGGCGATGTAATGCCTCGTGGTGGCGCACGTAAGGGAACTCCCGGTAAGGGATACACGAACCGCACCGATATGACTAGCAACTACAACATGGCTGATGGTTCGCCCGCAGACGGTGGGTTGCAGGCTCCAAAATCTTCTTCACCGATGGTTCTACCTGTGTATCCAGATCAGACTCCTAATTTGATGGACCCAACTAACCGCCCGGATGAGCCGGTAACAGCGGGGCTTAGGTCTGGTGCGGGTCCCGGTATGGAATCAATGACTGGTTTTGATCCTCGTGTCGCTGAAACGCAAGCGTTGAAACGTTGGCTGCCACTTCTTGAACCTATTATTGCTAGGCCAGATGCACCGGATTCGGTTAAGATTCTAGTTCGCTACATTAAGGGGAGTTGAAATGTTTGTTCGTAACCTTGATGCTTTTACGCAAGCCTTTGGTGTTGAACATGCCCCAACCATTTTTGCTTTATCGCAGGTGCCGTGGCCCAGTGATGATGAGAGGAATGATTTCATTTTCAAATTGACTGGTGTCAGTATTCGAGCGAAGAACTCTTATGTCCAATAACCCTAAGAAGGACAGAAGGAAACCTTTTAACCGTGAAGCGTATGCGGCAAGAAACCTTACCGGTTTAGGGTGGACCGCATCAGGAACGGAAGCAAGTGAGCCTGTAACTCCTTTAGGTACTGTACCTAATCAACCGGCTTCAGCGTTTGTTGCACCCGAAGAACAGTCAAAAATAAAGACAGCATTAACAACCCAAGATCAAGGTGTTGTACAAAATGCTACTGGGTTCCTTGCTAGCATATTTGATTACGAAGATAGTCAAGATACTCCCATTGAGTGGGCATGGGATGGCATGTGGCGTGGCCTTGGTTGGGGTTACGACAAAATAAATCATGGCGCAGCGTGGGCAGTATCGGCAGCGCCGGGTGGAATTGACACTTTCACATGGGATCAAGCAACTAAAATATCGGTAGGCCAAGCATCATTGGCTTCTGGTGCGCGATCTACGGGCAATCCGTTGGGTGACCAAATAAATACGATACTTAACCCTGTAGGTGCAGTGTTGGGGGCTATGGATTCGGCCGGACCATTAGGGCAAGAGGATTTTGATGTTACTGACCCAAACCAGCGCAAAGCGGCGTTTGAAGATTCTACTGTAGGTAAGTGGGCTTCCGGTTTAACGGATGCGGCATTTATTTTGGTTGCCGATCCTCTTATTTTTGCAGGTAAAGCAGCAAAGATTTCTAAACTTAAATATTTGGATGACACGTTTCAAGGTGCTGGTGGTCAAGCAAGGTTAGATACTCAACTTGCTGACGCTTTGGGCCAGACGAGAGAGCAGATGTCGCCTATTGCGGGCATTATTTATGATTCGACGTTAATGAACGCTGATACTGGGTCTAAGCAAATATCTCGCGCTGTGTTAGCGGAAAGATTTAAGGGAACGTCAGGAACAGAGTATTTAGTAGACGCTTTGTATAACAATACTGATGTTGGTACTGGGCAGTTGATTGTAAAATATGCGTTTGGCAACATGAATGCTGGACGGCAGTTGTTAAAAGAGAATCCTGATATTGCTATGGAAGTGTTTCGCCGTCAACGCGCTGAAGTTAGAAGCGTATTAGAACGTGAGCCTGAGACTTTGGCAAGATTAATGAAAATAACTAAAGAAAATCTTGTAAAAGAAGATAAAGATCTTGCTAATCTTGCGTTGAAGGCAAGTGATCCTCAAGGGTACGCGAATAAGGTGGCTGCAAGGGATCGGTTGCAAAACACTTACGATTCTTTATCTAATAATCGTCTTGATGAACTAGATGATATGACTGATCCTGAGATTAGGGGTCTGTTATCCGCAGAGTTTGAGGCTATTGTTAGAAAAGATCAGGCTTTAGCGGCTTTTCTTAGGGATGAGAAAGCGTTTGTTGAAGTAGGACAATTCCCGCTGGGTGCTAAAAACGTGATTGCTGGAGGAAACTACGGATTCTCTCGCAACACTGCTCTAGGTCGGGCTGTGGAAAGATCACGTATGTCACGGGCAGCGACAAAAACACAGATTGCTGCCTCGCGGGGAGCCTTGCGTGGTACTGGTGTAATGAAAACAGTTAAAGACGCAAATGGTGTAATCAGTCAAGTTGAGGTAATGAAGCGGTTAAAGCCGTGGCAAGTTAACGAGTTTAATCAAGGTGGGTTTACTAGAGCGGTAAATGTGTGGCGCTGGATGGGTGAAGCAAACCCTTCTGGATATATTGCCACTAAGGGACAGGCGGCTTTAGGTTCGTGGAAAGAGATACAGGCTGTAATTAACGATGTTCCTATCTATCAGGGTCAGTCAAGGAAAGTTATTGTTGATGGTGTTGAGAGTCGCGTGGGTGGTACTGAGCGCGGGGAAAAGTTATTAAACATGTACATGGACGCTTTGCATGATTCTACTAGCGGAGATAATGCGGCGGCTTTAGCGGTTGCTAGGATTGAGAATGAGATTTGGGATGATATTTCTAAATGGCATGGTGTAAATAAGCAGGCGTCTGATGGTATGCGTAATAAGGCTTTGACTGCTAGAACTGACTTGTTGGAAAACTTTAAGAAAACTAATTCAACCTCGTCTAATACGGCGTTTTGGGTTGAGAATGGTAGATTGCAGAAGGCTCCGTGGATTGAGTCACAAATCCAAGGCGGAACTTACATGCCTAACTTTAAGAAATATAATGAGAAAGCAAGAATGTACGATTCGTCTGGTTTAATCAAGCAGTTGAATGAGGCTACAAGTTTTGCGGGAGATAACGCAACCGAATGGTATAACGCTTTTAACGAAGTGTGGCGTCCATCAGTACTGTTGCGTTTAGGTTATACGGTTCGCAACAACCTTGAAGGCCAGTTCAGAGCGGCGGCTTTTGCTTTCTCTCTTGACCCTATACGTTATGGCATTGCTCAAGCAGCCTACGCACCATATAACGCATACAAGAGTTTTAGGTTTCCGGGTGCGCTAGAAGCGGCTGAATCTGCTGCGGTGATTCGTAAAGCAAATAGTGGTAATGCTCCTATGCCGCGAATGTTCACTAAGTGGCTTGAGCGTGAAATTAATGCTAGAGAAACTCAAATTGAGAACACTATTCAATATATTAAGCAACCGGGTAATCTTATCGAAGATGTGAACGCTGAGACTAAAGCGTTTATGGAGAGTTTTTATAAAGATGTAGAAATGTTTTATACACAAAAGTTGGCTGGCGCTAAAGCCTCTGGTGCTAAAGCAAAGGAAATACAGGGATACCAAGACAATTTAGATGACGCTATTGCTAGCAGGGTTCGTGTCTCGCAGATTACTACGTTCCAGCGTGGAAGTTACGAGGCAGCAAAAGAAAACATAGATAATATTCGGCTTAAGGGTAATCGTCCTGCAACAAAAGATTATAAGACTTCTAAGTATGAGGAGTTGGCGGCTAGTAACGATGAGTTACTTACTAGCACTGTACGTACATTAGAGAATCTTAAGTTGATGAAACTTGTCTTTAACGACTCCATACAACGTCGTGCTGCATTGAATGACCTTGACGGTTCGCTTATTGCGTTTAGACAGCAAGGTGCGGCTAAGGCTAGGGTTATGAGTGGGACCATACAGTCGCCGGATGGCACTGTCCTTTCGGCGGCTTTCAATAAAGACAACCCTTTGCTAAGCGTAATTTTGTCTAACTTGTCGGCAGACGCAACAACTAAAGCAATGTCGGTTAGTGCATCAAACACTTTCAGAAACGCTTTCCGTGTGCATCAAATGAAAACATATGTGGAAGTGCGTCCGGGTGCAGAGGATTATTTTGTTGGGGTTGCTTCTGCATTGCGGCAGGTTTCGTTTTCCGAAATAGGAAAAATGGCTATTGCCGATAGAAGCGTTGACGATATAGCAAAATATTTGTTGAATGATGATGAAGGTAAACAGATTTTAGATTTTATTGTTAATGGTTGGAATGCTCAAAGTCGGACTGCGCGTGCGGCAGAAAAGGGAGAAAAGGTAGGTCCGATAATAGAGGGCCGAGAGAGTGCTTTAAATTATGTTGGTAGTAAAGATGATGCTTACCAAGTAGCAGAGGATGTTATTGAAAGGTATCAGACTCTTACTGCTCAGTCTCCTGAGTTGCAGGCGTACATGAAGACTTTTAGGGCTGGAACTAAAGATGATTTGGCGAACGTCGCTAAAGGGTTGCTTAGTAAGAAAGATGCTAGTGGTAAGAACCTTTACGATTTGCAGCCGGTTATTGGCAACATCAGCGAAGAACTTGGCGCTGCTTCTGTCCGTTCGTTTATTAACCAATATACCTCCGCTGGAATGAGATGGCTGGGAACATACCCAGAAGACGCATTCACTCGCGCACCCTTCTACGGTACTCGCTATAACACGGTGTTGAATCAGATGATTAAAACCCATATGGCTAACCTTGATGAAGGTAACCGTATAACTATGCGTGAGTTTAATAATCTTATGGTTCAGGCACATCAGCGTGCTTTGAAAGATACCAAAGAGTGGATGTTTACTATTGAACGTCGCACTAATCTTGGAACTTATGGTGAGATAGCGATTCCGTTTATTAGCGCCATGCAGAACTCTATTACTACCGTTGGTCGTTTGTTGTGGCGTGATCCGTCGGTTGCTGTGATAATGACTCGCTTGTGGCAGGCTCCTAGCAAAATGGGGATGACTGACGAGCAGGGAAATATTGTTATTCCAATTCCTCACAACTGGATACCTGATGGGGTAGAGGACGCTTTGGGTTTAGAGAACATGATGAATTGGAAAATTGGTATGAACCAGTTGAACCTTATTGCTACACAGATAGACACGGGTACTTTGTTCCAGTTTGGGCCAGTTGTTGCTGTCCCTGCCGGTGAGATGATGCGTCACGGATTCTTTGGTATAACTCCAGATGCTCCTGAATGGTTTGCTTCTATGTTTGGTAAAGAAATTGCTGATGGAATCTGGGATTCTATGAAAGTACATACCTTTGGCGGGTACCGTAACGATAAGGGCGAATTGCAGATTGCTGCTCCTCCGTCGGCTATTGAGGCTATCTTGCCTGCGTCGGGTAAACGGGCGTTGCAGCGGCTTCAGGGTGAGAGTAACGAAACGTATGCTCGTACTTATTACGCTAACTGGGCTACGGAGTATTTGAAGTGGCGCGGGGGTATGCGCGAGCAGGAGCCAACTAAAGCAGAAATTACGAATATGACTAATAATCTTACAATGGTGCAGTGGGCTACCGCGCTTACGGCTGCGTTCCCTCCACGGTATGAAACAGTTATTCAACCTATTTTGGATGACTATCGGGGCATGTTGGATAGTTCTCTTACTAAAGATGACGCTGATCGGATGTTTACTGAAAAGTATGGGACCGACATGTTGGCGTTTGCGACAATGGGGATGAGCACTAACATTACTGGGATTGGCAATAATCCGGTAAAAAATGCTGAGGGTTCTGCTCTTGGGATTGTCGCTCAGGCTAACCGTTACGCTCCGTTGGTTGCTAAAATATCTCCTCAGTTAAATAGTGTTGGTGCTTTGGACTCTTTATCTATCTTGTTTACCAGTAACGCTAATGATATTTATGATGGGACTGTTACTGCGTGGCAGGAATCTAATGCGGTTCCGGGTTTGAGCGAAATGTATCGTTCTAAGTTGTCTCCTGAGGAAGCGTTTCAGCGGGACACTAAGAGGGCTGGTTGGTCTAAGTGGCTTGCGGCTAAGACACAGTTTGATGCCCGTTTGGAGCAGCAGGGTTTTACCAGTTTTTCTCAGTCTCCAATGTTGGATCGGGAGAAGCAACAGTTTTTGTCGCAGATGGCTAATGATCCTATGTATCAGGGATGGTTTTTGGATTACAACGAGTTTGGGTCTGCACGTACTGAGGCTACGGTTTTGGTGATGAAGGCCGCTTTGTCTGACTCAACGTTTGTTACTGACCATATGGATGACCCTATTTGGCAGGCAGCGAGTGAGTATTTGAATGCTCGTGCTCAGGTAGAGAACCAGTTGAAGATTCAAGGTGGGGCGATAGATTCGATTGGGAATAGGAATGTGTCTCAGTGGTGGGATAAGTTTAGGACTAATTTGATGAATGTTCCGGGCTGGGATGTGTTTTCTAACCGGTATCTTGATGGTGACGATGATCCGACTAATACTGGTATTACTATTGGTTCAACGATGAGTGGAGCGGCATAATGGCTGATGATAAGGGTTTACCTTTCAATTTTGCACAGAATGCAAATAAGGGTTTAGCGCCATTAAATAGTGGTACTACGGCGGCTAATAATGGTACTGACATATCAAACGCATACATCTATAATGACGCTTCGGTTATTCCTATGTGGTCAAAGGATGGGCGACCTACTCTTTCTACGGATGTTACTGCTGCTAAGGGTTCTTATTTTTTGCAACCACAGCCAGTTAAAGATGTTTACATAAACATTATGAATAAAAACTATGGGGTTGGTAAGTGGACTCCGGCACAATTAAACTCTTTGTTTGTTGATAGTATTGAAAATACTCGCATAGGGTTTGCGATGACTGGAGATACTTATACTCCTGATGTTTATGCTGCTGAAATTGCTCGAACTAATGCTGCTAATGGGTTAGATGCTGGTGGCAAAGCGTTGTCTGGTGGTAGTGGTGGTGTTTCTTCTTCAGTTCAAAAGTCGGTTAGGTTGACTGATCCTTCTACTGCTCGCGGGTTGATAGATCAGGCGTTGGGTAATTTTCTTGGTCGGGCTGCTGATCCTCAGGAGCAGAAGGCGTTTCTTAAGGCTTTGAATGTTCAGGAGCGGCAGAACCCTACTGTTACTAGGCAAACTACTGTTTCAGGTGGTGGTTCGTCTTCGTCTACGTCTAGTACTGTTGGCGGGTTTAATCCTTCTACATTTGCTAAAGAGTACGCTGCTGGACAAGAGGGCGCTGGAGAGTTTCAGGCCGCAACTTCGCTGCTTGACACGTTTATTAGTTCGTTAGGAGCAAAAGTCTAATGGCACCTAATACTGGTGGTGGTAAGCCGTTGACAGCGGCCCAGAAGCAGGCTAGGGCAAATGCTAAGGCTGGCGGCTATACGGATGCCAACATGGACGGGCAGATAGATGTGGATAGGTTGTCTCGTGAGGAGATGGCTGCCCAGTACCAGTCGGCTATGGGTCTTATTTATTCTGTTCCTGAGTTAAACCCATTGTTTAGTAAAGCAGTTAAACAACAGTGGTCTACTCAGAAGTTTAGTGCGGCTGTTCAAAACTCTGATTGGTATCGGAATAACAACGAGTATTATCGTCAGGCTTGGGCTGCTGAAAACTTTGGCAAAGTTGATGGTCAGACTGGCGCTGACTGGAATGCTTCTATGGAGAACGCCCGTTTGGCTGTTCAACAGACGGCCACGCAGATGGGTGCTGAATTAAGTCCTCAAGAGTTGGATGCTTTGTCGCGTCGTTATCTGTATGAGGGATGGAATGATCCTGCTCGCGGCCAGTTGATGGCTACTGCTTTGAGTAACGAGATTACGTTTATGCCAGATGAGCGTGGCAATACGAGTTTGATGGGTGAGTCTGGCAATTTGCAGGATGATTTGCGTGCTATTGCTACAGCGAATGGGTTGAGTTATACCGATAACTGGTATGAGTCTGCGGCTAAGTCTGTTGCTGCTGGGTTGAAGACCGCTAATGATTGGGAGCGGGATGTTCGTGAGCAGGCTGCTGGTAACTGGGGCGTGTATGCGGATAAGATTCGTGCTGGAGCGAATGCTTACGATCTGGCTTCTCCTTACATTAATACTATGGCTAAAGAGTTTGAGATGGATGTCAATAGTATTTCTTTAGATGATCCTTATATTCGTCAGGCTTTGACTGGTGTTAATGATAAGGGTGAGCCTGCTGCTACAAGTTTGTGGGAGTTTCAGAAGAAGTTGCGTAGTGATCCTCGTTGGATGAATACGGCTAAGGCGCAGAATGAGATTACTGGTGTTACCGGTAAGGTTATGCAAATGTTCGGGTTAACAGGTTAGGGAGAGAGCAATGGCATTAACTAAAGCGCAAAAGAACCGGATGGCAAATTATGATCCGGCTGCTACTGCTGTTGCTTCATTTAACCCTACAGCAGCGGAAACGGCTGGTTTGCAAAACATTCCTCAGGGCAATCCGGCTACTGCCATTTACTCTACGTCTGAAATTGACAAAGTTACTACCAACGCACCTAAGGCTCCTGCTTCTACAACCCCCGATGTAGACCCTGACGCATACACAAAATTACGAGATAAGGCTCAGGAAGATCGCCGTGTGCAAAACGCTACAGCGACTATGCAGGCGCTGTTAGGACAATATAATTTGTCTTCGTTGTACAACACTGTGGTTAATTATGTAATACAGGGTTATGACGCTGAGGCTATTTCTGTACTGATCCGTACTACGCCTGAATATAAGACACGGTTCCCGGCGATGGAGGCTTTGTCGCAGAAGGGTCGCGCTATTAGCGAGGCGTCTTATATTGATTATGAGCAGCAGGCGGCTGCCCTTGAGCAACGATATGGGTTGCCCTCGGGGATGCTAATGAATAACGTGACCGGATTGCTGACCAATGACGTATCTGCAACTGAGTTAAACGACCGGGTTATTATGGCTTCAGCGGCTTCAATTCAGGCTCCTAAAGAGTTGAAGGACACGTTTAGGAACTATTACGGTATTGATGCTGGCGGTTTGGCTGCCTACTTCCTTGACCCTAATGTCGCTACGCCACTACTTGAGAAGCAGTATGCGAGCACGCTTATTGGTTCTGAGGCTGTCAGGCAGGGTCTGGCGGTTGATGTGAATAGTGCTGAGAATCTGCAATCGTTGGGTATTACCCAAGATCAGGCCAGACAAGGGTTCACTACTGTCGCTGGGGCTTCTGGCCTAACAAAGGGTGCTGGGGATGTGACTAGCCAGCAGGAACTTATTTCAGGGACTCTTGCTGGGAATGCAGCGGCGCAACAGAACATTGATCGGGTTGCCGCTAGTCGCGCTGGAAGGTTCCAAAAGGGCGGGCAGTTCCTTCAGACTAAAGAAGGCAATGTTGGTTTGGGGTCGGCTGCAACACGCTGAAATATACCCCTTGCGCGGGTGGGGGTAGGTGTGTATATAATGCTGCTAGTGCTTAGTTCGGCCCTACTGAAAAGTGGGTGCGCTGAACCCTAGCCTTTCCAGATGCGTTTAGCCTCCGTGTCTGAGTAAAAACGGCTATCTAACAAACACGTTCACATCATCTTGGTGTGGGCACAAACCTCCAACCATGCTCTCCCGGCTGGTTGCGTCTAGGAAAGGGACGGCAATGACTGACAATTACATTGATGACGACTTGGAATCTGACGAGACTGAGGACGCTACTGATGAAGGTTCACCACGTGGCCTGCGTCGTGCAGCGAACAAAGGCAAGAAGTTGGAGTCCGAAAACCAGCAGTTGAAACGTGAATTGGCGTTCTTCAAGGCAGGTATTGATACTGATGACCCGAAGATGAAATATTTTGCTAAGGGTTATGACGGTGAGATGACTGCTTCTGCGGTACGGCAGGCAGCGATAGATGCAGGTTTTATTTCGTTAGAAGATCAAGGGCAAGATTTACGGACGCAGGCGATGTCAGCATCTCAGGCGCGAGTAATGACGGCGGCGGCAGGCGCGATCATGGAAGATTCTTCTGAGGAAGCGGCTTACGCAAGACTTGAATCTGCAATGGAAGAAGGCGGTGTCGAAGCAATGTTAGACGTTGCCAGACAGTACGGAATCCCAATCGCTTCTGAACAGTAAAGGAAAATAAAATGCCAGCAGGTACCGGTACTCCGGGGGCTAATCAAAATAGCCCATATATCCAGTATTCGCCCAGTGAGATTGTTACTGCGGCGGGTCCACTATCTATCAACGCACCAGCACCGATTGTAGATATCACTCTTGGTAGCCAGTTTGTTACCAAGGCCTACGATCTCGCTGTTTACCCATCTCTGCGGCCGGAACTGATTTTCGATCAGTTTGCTACGGTTCGCGCCAACAACACCACTCACCGTGGTGGCTCTGTCCGTTTCTCATTCGTGAATGACATTGATCAGCAGATCACTCCGCTGCTTGAGAACATTGACGTTGACTCGGTAACACTCACCAGCAAGGCACTTACTGTGACCATGCGTGAGTACGGTACTGCTGTAACGAACACTGCTTTGATTCGTGGAACGAGCATGATTTCGCTTGATCCTCTGATCGCTGAGCGTGTCGGTTACAACGCTGGCTTGTCTATGGACACGCTTGCTCGTACCGCCCTAGATGCAGTTACGATCACTTACGATGACGGATCGACCGCTACGGTTGGTTCTGTTGGTGATGGTTCTGCCGATCTGTCAGGTGACCAATTGCGTGAGGGTGTCGCTCGTCTGCGTGCAGCGAACGTACGTCCAATGCGTGGCGGCAACTATGTTGCGGTTATCTCTCCTTATCAGGCTCAGCAGTTGATGTCTGATACCACTGACACTGGTTTCCGGTGGATGGTTGGTTACGCTGGGGGTGCTGCTACCGCTGGTAACAGTATCTTCATGGGCGAGGTTGGCACCTACGAAGGTGTTCGTCTTGTTGTGAATAACCATCTGACTGCTCTGGGTTCAGGTTATTTGATGGGTGCTGAGGCTCTTGCCAAGGCTTACTCAACGGCTCCGGGCTACGGCGGCAATCCTAAGACCGTTGTGTCTCCGGTAAACGATAAATTGCGTCGTTTTGCATCCGTCGGTTGGTACCATCTTGTCGGGTACTCTGTGTTCCGTGCTGAGGCGTTGCTTCATATCGAAACCAGTGCTGCTCTAGCGTAGGTTGGTTACGGCCCTCCCTTAACTTGGGGTTTTGGGGGGGCCGTACCGCTATAGTTAGTTAACTGCTTTGGAAGGAAAAGAGTTATGGCTAAGGACCCTAATTTCCCAATGCAAGGGAAACTCGGCGGTATGGGTGGACAATATGGACGCAAGGCAGAAAACTTAACAAAGAAAGAATTAAAAAAGGCTGGTGGCGCTAAGGCTGCCGCTGGTCCCAAGGTTTCTATTTCTCAGACTAGCCGCGATACCAATCGTGGCATCACTCTTGGTCCTAAAGGTAAGCCGCTTACTGGTAGGGTCAAACTTGAGAATGGCAACATGGCCGTCTACAAGGCTGGCAAACGTGTTATCAATGTTAAGCGTTCTAAAGATAGTAATCCTCCACCTCCACCAAAACCTAAAAGTCCTCCTTTGAATATGAAAAGAAATGCACCGGGCACAAGAACTACTGCCAAGGCGGTTCCGGCTGTTGTTAAGGCTGCTAAGTTGAAAGCATTAAATGCTATGGATGTTAATGCAAAAAGGGCTGCTGCTAAAAGGCGCCCTGCTGCTGGAAAAAGTACTGCTTCTACAAAGTCTAAAAAATCTGTAGCGTTTGGTGAAGATACTGCTCTTATGTACGGATTAAATAAAATGAAAAGTTTAGGTTTTTAATTTTTATACATTCGTTAACGAAGGGTTAGTTATGCCGATAGGTCCAGTTAGTCCTAAGGATATGGGTAGAGCCGGTCGCGGTAGTTACGGCAAGAGTGTTTCTAAGAGCAAGATGACCGCTAAAAGACAATCACGACCACCTAAAATTGAAAATCCACCCGGTAAAAAAAGTATTGCCAGAAGTCCTAATAAGGCTCAAGAAATGGCACGAATACAAGCATCAAAAAAAGCAAACCAAAATCAAACTCAACGTCCATTAACGTGGGCACGAGTAGAAAAAAATAGTAAAGGTCTTAAAGAAAATGTAAAAACAGGAGACTTTGATAGGCCTGCACTTGTTTTTAATAAAAAAGGTGGAATTGCTCCTTATTCCAAAAATTGGACTGTAACTAGAACTCCTGTGCCTGTTAAGCCTTCTAAGGCTGGCCCTCAGGCCCGTAAATCAGTTAAGAAAGGAAAGTAGTTATGTGTATGAAGTGTGGGTGTTCGACACCGAACGATAAGAAGTCTGGCGCTGTCGATTACGGTAACAATGGTGGGTCTGCTAAGGCTGGTGTTATTGTTCCTGCTACTGACTCTGCTCCGGGTGGTTATGACGGGAATGGTGGTTACTGAGTGGCTGCGACTGCTGCGTGGCAGCGTAAGGCGGGTAAGAACCCTAAGGGCGGTTTGAACGCTAAGGGTCGTGCGTCTTATAAGGCGGCTACTGGTGGGACGTTGAAGCCGCCGGTTAAGAAGGCTGAGGCTAAGAAGTCGCCTAAGTCTGCTGCTCGGAGGAAGTCGTTTTGTGCAAGGATGACTGGTATGAAGAAGGTTAATACTTCTGCTAAGACAGCGAATGATCCTAATTCTCGTATTAATAAGTCGTTGAGGGCTTGGGATTGTTAAGTGGCTAGTCTTGGTGAAACGTTTGTTACTAAGTCTTACGATAGGAAGGTGGCTAAGGTGGCTAAGGCAGGTAAGGCGTTTTGGGATAAGCCGAATCCTAAGAAGAAGTCTGCTCCTTTGACTGCTGGTCAGAAGTCTGCTGCTAAGGCTCGCGCTAAGAAGGCTGGGCGTCCGTATCCTAATCTTGTGGATAATGCTGCTGCTAAGAGGGGGAAGCGGTGACTGTTCAGAAGCAACTGTTGGGTCGTAGTTTGTATGGTCCTCAAGTGCAGATGGGTCCGGGGATTTCTCCGTTGTGGCAGTTTTTTCGTTCTCCTCCTGCCCAGAATAGTGTGATTATTTATGATGATGGGCTTGTTGTGGAGCGTCAGACGTTTGAGAATAGTGAGATTCAGGCTGATAATGTGGTGACGTTTATTCTTGGTGGTACGGATTTTCGTACGGATGAGGGTTCGTTTGATTACGATTCTTTAACAAGTGCTGGCTATACTTGGCGGAATGTTTACACTAACGATACGTATGATGAAACGTACGATAACCCTTACAACATGCACGTTTAGGAGTAGGAATGCCGTCGTTAACGTTACCTGATTCTAATAAGACTCCGGGGGATGGTACGCCTGCTTCTGACATGAATCTTGTTGTGGAGGCTATTAATACTCTTAATTCCGCTGTCGATAATCTTGCTACTGGCCCGACAGGTGCTCAGGGAGATACAGGGCCTACAGGCCCTACTGGTGCTACGGGTGCTGCGAGCACTGTTACGGGTCCTACGGGGTCACAGGGGGTTTCTGGGCCTACTGGGGCTACTGGGCCGCAAGGTCCTATTGGGTCCACTGGTGCGGCGTCTACCGTTACTGGACCTACCGGGCCTACAGGTCAAGCAGCAAGCGCCGGGTCTACTGGACCGACGGGTCCGACTGGACCTACTGGAACTACTGGTACAGGTGGGGCAACTGGTCCTACTGGCGCTCAAGGTGAGACTGGACCTCAAGGCGCTATCGGTCCGACAGGTGCAACTGGCGCTGCTTCCACTGTTGCTGGCCCAACAGGTCCTACTGGAGCGACAGGTCTTACTGGTCCCACTGGTGCTGCTAGTACGGTCACTGGCCCGACTGGTCCTACTGGTGCTGCTGGAACTATCGGTGTTGACGGTGCTACTGGTGCCACTGGGCCTACGGGTGCGAATGGTTCTTCAACTTCGCTATTCCCATATAAAGCAAACACTACTAGCACAAGCGGAAATCCCGGTTCTGGTTCTATCTTGTGGAATAACGCTACTCAAGTAAGCGCAACAAGTATCAACATCAATCATATTGACCAAGATAGTGTTGATATTAACTTGTTTCTTCATCTTCTTGTTGCCGGTGATTCTTTCTACGTTCAAGATGCTGACAACTCAAGTAACTATCAGCGATGGAGTGTTACTTCTGCACCAACTGAGTTTACTGGTTACGACACAATCGCTGTTTCTCTAATCACTTCTGCTGGTACTGGTACTACAGGATTTGCCAATAACCACTCAATTGTTATTGCCCTGCTTGTTGCTGGCGCTGTTGGCCCTACCGGTCCTACCGGCCCAACTGGGGCAGCATCTACAGTTACCGGACCAACTGGTGCTGCCGGTGCAACTGGACCAACAGGATCGGCAGGAACAAATGCGTCAGCGTTGCCTGACATATTAATGTTGGGGGGAATGTGAAAGTTGCCGTCTACACAATCGCTAAGAACGAAACCAGTTTTGTCAACAGATGGTTCAACTCAGCGAACGAAGCAGACTCCCTACATATCCTTGATACGGGCAGCGACGATAGCACTATTACTGCCGCCCGTGATCTTGGCATTGATGTATCTAGGTGGCAATTTGATCCATTCCGCTTTGATAAGGCTCGCAACCTCGCCCTAACAATGGTCCCAGACGACACAGATTTATGTATCGCTTTAGACATGGATGAAGTACTGGTTGAGGGTTGGCGGGAACATCTTGAACAAGCCTACGCTGATGGGGTTACTCGCCCCCGCTACCAGTACACATGGTCATGGATCAACGGAAAACCGGGACTCGTCTACGGCGGGGACAAGATTCATGCCCGTCACGGCTACGAATGGAAACACCCTGTACATGAAGTGATTACAGCGAAGAGTGGGTTTGTTGAGAGGCAGGGCTGGTATGGGCTTGAAATCCATCATCATCCAGATAGCACAAAGTCTAGGGGCCAATACTTGCCGCTGCTTGAACTGTCAGTTGAAGAAGACCCAGACGATGACAGGAATGCGCACTATTACGCTCGTGAACTGTATTTCGCGGGTCGCCACCCCGAAGCGAAAGCAGAGTTCCTCCGCCATCTGAACCTCCAGTCAGCAGTGTGGAAGCCAGAGCGTGCAGCATCTATGCGGTATCTCGCTAAATGTGATCCTGTTAATGCTTGGTGGTGGTTGGAGAGCGCGACCCTTGAGTGTCCTGAGCGGCGTGAGGCTTGGGTTGATATGGCCCAACTGGATTATGACAATGAGGAATGGCAAGACTGCCTGTGGGCAGCGACTAGGGCGTTGCAGATAACTGAGCGTCCTCTTGAGTATCTGTGTGAGGATAGGGCGTGGGGTTCATTGCCCCATGATCTTGCCGCTATTGCCGCTTTCAAACTTGGCTACTACCATCAGGCGCAGTTTCATGGCAGAGAAGCGGTAAAGTTATCCCCATATGAGGATAGACTTGTGGAAAACTTACAGTTTTATAGGAAGGCTGCCGCATGACAACCATCAAGGACATGCTTGCTGACGCTAAAAGGCAAACTTATGGCAGTCTCAGCGACCAAATAAACCTCATCAGTGCCGTGTCTGCTCCCGGTGCTGATGAAATATCGCTAGAACTAGACGTCACTGGTATCACCGCTGGAATGGTCCTATCTGCCGGATTGAATGTTTGGTATGTGAAGGGTATTAGTTCTAGCGAGAACCTTGTCTATGTCATTCCGGGGTATGACAACTCCCCGCAGGACGCTACCGCTATCGGCGATTTTGTGTATATCAAGCCTAGAGTTACTGACTGGTATCTGTTTACTGTGCTGAATCAGGAGATCGTCAAACTCTCCTCTCCCAGCAATGGCTTGTACAAGATCAGCATGTTTTCGGCTGAGGTTAATGCTACTTGGCAGACGTATGAGATTCCTGATGCTGACGCTGCCGCATTCACAGGCATGTTACGAATCCGTTACCGTGTGCCGGGTTCTGCCGAAACGTGGATTGATATCCCTGAGAAGGCGTATCGTATTCAAATCAATGAGGGCACTTCATACATTCGCATGTTACGGAACATTCCTTCTGGTAGCGAGATAGAGTTTACGTATAAGGGTTCGTTCACTCAGGCCACTAGCCTGTTGGATGATCCGGTTGCGGATTGTGGTTTGACTGAGACGATGGTTGATATTCCTCCTCTTGGTTGTGTTGCTACTTTGTTGCGTACTACTGACTCTCGCCGTAATCAGGTGCAGCAGCAGGGGGATGCTAGGCGTGCTGGTGAGGTTGGTAATAATTCTAATGCGGCGATAGCGAATCAGATTGACCGCCAGTATCGGGATCGGGTGCAAGAGGAGTATGCGCGTTTAACTACGCGGGTCCCTATCATTAGGAGTTTGTAGTGGCACTTGAGATCACTGATGAGTTTAACCAACCGTATTCTGAACGTACGAGTGGTTTGCCGTCATCGTTTTCTCCATCCGTTGTTGGTATCGCTGGTGTCCCGTATCTGTTGGATACGAGTGATGGTGGCGGTTATAAGCGTGAAGCGTTTGAGGTTGTGCAGCAGCGGAATACTGGTGATACGCGGGATACGTTGCTTCTTCCGCAGGATGTGTGGCGGCAGCAGGTTCAGTCGTGGAATCAGGGCGCTGGGCAGTCTAACGCTGACAGGAATGATGCGTTACCGTTTCGTTACGAGGAGTCGTTTGGTGTTGACCCTTGGTATCAGTGGCATCTAAGTCTGCTTCCTGAAACTAAAACTATTGGCACGTACAGTGGCGACATTTGGTTAACCACCTACGACGTCTACCTAGCGGTAGTCAATGACCAATACATTCACTGGTATAACGACGTGTCAGCGTCAGCGAGTATCGGGTCTACCTCAGTGGGTAGTGTACCTGTTGTCGATATCGCTGATAGTGCCCCGTATGTTACTACTCTTACTTCTGATGGTGCTGTGCAAACTACTGCCGGTTCCGCAGCAAGTCCAGTGCTGGTAGGTATTTGGCCTAACGCCAACTTCATCGCGTATGTAAAAGATTACATGATCCTTGGGCAAGAAAATAAACTTTACGACATTACTGGTGGTTCTCCGGGTGTACTTGTGTACACGCATCCGGTGGCTGCGTTCCGTTGGAAAGCGGCAACATCCGGCAACTCCTGCATCTACCTGATAGGTAATGTCGCTGATAGAACTGTCGTACACAGGGTTGGTATTAAGCAGGATGGCACTGGTTTGTCTCCAGCGATTGTCGCTGCCACTCTCCCTGACGGCGAAGTTGGCTATGCGATCAGCGAATACTTAGGGTTTATTTTCATTGGTACCGATAAGGGTGTTCGGGTGGCGCAAGAAGCGAACACTAGCGGTGATCTTGTTTTGGGACCGATCATTCCTACGACTGCCCCTGTGGAATGTTTTGAAGGTCAGGACAGGTTTGTGTGGTACGGGTTGAGTGAGATGGATTCAACTTACGGTCCTGCCGAAGAAGAACTGTTCCCTACTGGCACTGTGTGTGGTCTTGGCCGCATGGACCTTTCTGTTACTACCGTGAATGCTTTGACCCCAGCGTACGCTTCAGACATTTGTGCTATCAACGTCACTGGAGCAGCCGTACAGGCAGTGGTCACGTATCAAGGCAAGCGAGTGTTCGCTATTGGTAACAATGGGGTGTTTGCTGAGGGTACTGAGTTGATGGAGGGCGGCTGGCTACGTCAAGGGGTCATGTCGTTTAGTGTGGAGGATTTGAAGACTGGCCTGTATGTGCAAGCAAAATGGCTGCCGTTGAAGGGCGAGATTGACCTTGATGCCTCCTATGACTCTACTGGTTATGTTCGTTTAGTTGACTACATTCAGCAAGACACTATCCGGTCAGGTAACACTAGCCTTGACGGAACACAGTTCTCTCGTTTCGCTGTCAGGTATGTGTTGAAGCGCAGCACGACGGTCGCTACTGAGGGTCCGACGTTGACTAGGTGGGAAGTTCGAGCGAAACCTGTTAGGGGTAAGGCTTCCCGTTGGACCCTTCCGGTGATGAATTATGAGGAAATAGAGTTGGATGGGGTAACCTATACCCGTGACCCGTTAGCGGTGTTGAACACGTTGGTGAGTCTTGTTGAAGATGGAACTTTGTTTGTTCTGCAAGAGTCGGGCCAGTCGTTTCAAGTGACTGGTAAGGATTTTGTGTGGCAACCGGAGAAGTTGAGCATTAACGGTAAGTCTTGGGAAGGTATTTGTGTGCTGGTTGTTGAGGAGGTTCAATGAGAAGGTCCTACGAGGGTGCTGCTGCGGCGGCTCAACTTACTACTGATCTTGCGTCGTCTACTGCCGCTTTAACTATCTTCTGCACCGATCTCACTAACTGGCCTACTGGTGTGGGCGGCTACCCGTTCTTTATCGTTATCAACCGGGGCAAGGTGAATGAGGAGAAGATTCTTTGTTCTTCTCGTACTGGGAACGTGTTGACGGTTTACGATGTGGGGTTGGTGAATGGTCGGGCTGCTGACGATACGAGTATTTCTGCCCACGTCGCTAACTCTGTTGTGGAGCATATTTTTACTGCCACTGATGCCGATGAGGCTAACGCTCACGTTAACGCATCTAGTGGAGTCCACGGTCTGACTGGTTCTGTTGTTGGTACTACAGACACACAGACTTTAACGAATAAGACTATTGCTGGTGGGTCTAATACTTTGTCTGCTATCCCTCAGGCGTCTGTAACGAACCTTGTTACTGATCTTGCGGCAAAGTTTCCGCTACTGGTTACAACGAATACGGAGACAGATTCGTACACGTTGGTTCTTGGGGATGCACAGTTAGTGGTTGAGATGAATAAATCTTCCGCTAACACGCTAACGATTCCGCCTAACTCTAGTGTTGCTTTTCCGGTTGGAACAACTCTGCTTGTTGTTCAGACTGGGGCTGGGCAGACAACGCTTGCTGCTGGTGTTGGCGTCACTGTCAACTCGTTTATAGGGTTGAAGATTGCCGGTCAGTGGGGTGCAGCGACGTTAATTAAACGTGCTACTGACACTTGGGTTGCTGTCGGGGCTTTAGTCGCATGATTCCCACGTTGGCTGGCGCCATCGGTAGCATCGTTTACAACATCGCTACTGGTGGAACCGTAACGACCGCCACCATCGGTGGTGTCAACTACAAGTTTCACACTTTCACTTCTAACGACACGTTCACTATTCAAGCAGCAGTCAAAACGTTTAACCTTCTCCTTGTAGGTGGGGGGTCTAATGGTGCGACTGGTGGCGGTGGGGGTGGCGCTGTTCAGCCTTACACTTCACAAACGATAGCGACTGGCGCATATCCAGTAACTGTTGGCGGAGTATGTAGTGCTTCTTCTATTAGTGGGACTGCTTTTACTGCTGCTGGCGCTGCTGTCGCTACTGGCGGCTTAAATCACACTAACGCTGGTGGTGTTCCGGGTGGCGGTTATGGTGGGGCGGCTCAAGAGACTGGCCCTAATGGTACGGCGCAGGCGGGTGGCGCTGGGACAGCGAACTCTATTACTGGAACTTCAGTCTACTATTCTGGCGGTGGTGGAGGGGCCGCTTGGAACGCACTGAACGGTCACCCTTCAGCGGGTGGTGCTGGCGGTGGTGGGGCTTCTGGGGCTTCTGACGGGTCTGGGGTTAATGGTCAGGCGGGCCAGTTTTATGGTGCTGGTGGTGGCGGCGCAACTAATACAGGCGCTGAGGGTGCTGGTGCAAGTGGTATCGTTATTATTCGGTATGAAATAGCGTAGGAGAAAGCAATGGCAACAGTCTACAAGCGTCTAGGGGCAGCAGCCGGTAACGGCACCATCGCTACAGCAAGCACCCTCTATACGGTCCCGGCGTCCACTGCGACGGTGATTTCTACTATCACGATCTGTAATACTTCGGCGACCGCTGCTACTTACAGCATTTCTGGCAGTACTACTACTTCGTTTATCGCTGGGCAGGAAATTGTATCTGCGGCCTCTATCGCTGGCAACGACACTATTAGTTTGACGTTTGGCATGACGCTGGATGCGACTAATAAGTATTTGCTAGTTTCAAGTAGTGCAGCGACGGTGGTGTTTAGTGTGTTCGGGAGTGAGATCGCATGAGCATAGGTCGTTTGGCGTCTACGGCGTCGTACGCTACATCTAATTCCCCAACGTTCACTGGTACTGTAACCATGTCGGGCGCTACCGTTATTGGTGCGGGGATGGATTTGATTACGCCGACTTCGGTGGCTGGTAGTGGGGTTACGGTGTCGGGCGGGTTGGTGACATTTACTGCGGCAAGTACGGTCAGCGTCAACGGGTGTTTTACCTCAACGTATGACAATTACAGGGTCGTAGCGGCATTTGTAACCTCTAGTAATACGCTACAAATGAACCTGCGCTACAGGGTCGGGGGTACTGATAACACTGGGGCAACGTCTTACAGTATTCGAGGCGGCGATCAGGGCGCATTTGGCAGTATCGGCGCCGATGGTAACACCTTTCCAATTCTAAGCGGGTATACGGGTGGCAATTTCCTAACAATGGATTCATTAAACCCGTTTGCCTCTCAATACACTCAAGGGGGATTTAACACAATGTCAGCGACTGTAGCGGTTGCTGCTGCTGCAAGGTTTGGTTCATTAGTCCACACTTCTACAACCTCGTTTGATGGATTCACCATTTACATTGCAAGCGGCACCTTTACCGGCACCCTTCGCGTCTACGGATACAGGAACTCATGACCCAATACATTGAAACATTCCAAGACGGCAGCACCTTTGAGCGTGACTGGACAGCCGACGAACTGGCACAATTTGAGACTGACCGCATCGACAATGAGACACGGACTGCTGCTGCTGCTGCTGCTGAGGCGGAGCGGGTGGAGGCTACTGCTGCGGCTGTCGCTCATGCACGGTCGCTTGGTTTCACTGACGCGATGATCGCAGTGATGTACCCGAACCTTGGAGTGTAGTTGTGGCTATATCTAAATTGTCTACAGCGAACGGCGCAGGATCAACAATCCCAACAGCAGGACGTTACGCCGCTGTCAGTGGGGGGACTGTTACGACATATTCGTCGGGAGGATTGACTTATCAAATCCAGACTTTTACTGCTAGCGGTACTTTGACTGTATCCAATTCTGGGATGGTAGATGTGTTGCTGGTGTCGGGCGGTGGAGGCGGCGGTTGCGGTTGGGGCGGTGGCGCTGGTGGCGGTGGAGTTCTTCCCGTCACTCAGGGATATTTGGCAAGCGGCTCGTATACCGTAACAGTCGGAGCGGGCGGTGGTGGTGGTGGTGGTGGTGCCACACAACCATCTGGCGCTTCTGGTAGCGAGTCATCATTAAGCGCGTTTTATGCAATAGGTGGCGGTGGCGGCGGCGGGGCATATGGTGGTGATCCAAATTCGGCTAAGCGTGGCGGTTCTGGTGGAGGTTCTTCCAACAATTACACGGCTGGCTTAGGTACTTCAGGTCAAGGATTTTCTGGTGCAGTTGGTTTTAATGGATCAGTCGCAACAGCAACTGGCGGCGGCGGCGGCGGGGGTAGTGCCGTTGGCGGCACTGGGAGCAGTAACGTGGGTGGGACGGGTGGCGCTGGATTGTCTAACACGCTGCGAACTAATTCCGCGCAAACTTATGCGGGTGGGGGTGGTGGTGGTGCCGGAACTGGAACAGCAGGCGCTGGCGGTACTGGTGGTGGAGGCGCGGGAAGTGTAACAACGGCTACAGCCACGGCAGGCACAGTGAACACTGGCGGCGGTGGCGGTGGTGGTGGTGGCACCGCTACAAATTCGGGCATTGGTGGCGCGGGTGGTTCCGGTATCGTCATCGTGCGCACAGTAACCGCAGGCTCAGCAGCAGGATTCTCCGCGAGTGGTGGTACTGAAACTACTTATGTTGGTGATGGATCGAATGGTGTGAACGGTCGTAGTTATAAGGTGCACTCCTTTACTTCGAGTGGCACGTTGACGGTTTCGTCTCCCGGTTTCGTTTCTTGCCTAGTCGTTGGCGGTGGAGGTTCAGGTGGATCTGGCTACGGCGGCGGCGGCGGCGCAGGCGCACATTTGAATACAACGTCGTATTACTTGCAATCAGGTGCTCAGACAGTTGTTGTTGGCGCAGGCGGAACTCCCTACACCTTGACAGCAACAAATCTCCAAATGCCCGGTCAAAACGGTCAAGCCTCCCGTGTTGCAGATCTTTTATCTCCCGGCGGCGGCGGGGGCGGTACTGTCGCATGGTTAGTCAACTCAACGACTAACCGTGGCGTTGACGGATTCAATGGCGGTTCTGGCGGTGGAGGTGGTGCCAACAACACTGGTGGCGCACTTGGTGGATCAGGAATTTCAGGTTATGGAAACAACGGCGGTGCCCCACATTCCACTGGTGGATGCGGTGGCGGTGGCGGTGCTGGTGCTGTGGGTGCGGCAGGAACAGTATCTGCCGGTGGCGCGGGAGGCGCGGGTCTTGCCAGTCTCATAACTGGCACAAGTGTAACTCGCGCTGGTGGTGGCGGTGGTTCGAGAGAAACATCTGGCGCTGGCGCTGGCGGTTCTGGTGGCGGTGGTGCCGGAGGTAGCAGTAGTGGAACGGCTGCTACAGCAAACACTGGTAGCGGCGGTGGTGGCGGTGGCCCGAACAGCGGTAATGCTGGTGGTGCTGGTGGCAGTGGTGTAGTAATTATTAGTTACGCGATATAGGAGAAACAATGACATACCATAACGCGCACGCGGCACTGATTGAGGACGGCATCGTCCGTAACGTTATCGTTATTCCGTACATGGATGATGATGACGCGAAGGTCACGGCCTATTGCAATTCAATCGGTCTCGCTGGCACTTGGGTCGATACCTCGTACGTCGGGTCTAGGCGCGGAAAGTACGCTGGCTTGGGTGATTCTTGGGATGGGGAAAACTTTACTTCACCCGCTGCGCCTGAAGCCGTTACCGAATTGTAACCATGAACTTTGCTGATTTTGTGCCCTTTATCGCCATAGCCACAGCCCTACTAGCGGGTCTGTTGTGGATGATAAAAGCACAAATCAGCCTCCAAAAGGAGTTCAAGCCTAATGGTGGGGCCAGTACCCGTGATAGCCTAAACCGTATCGAAGTTGATCTGCGCGATTTGAGGGCAAAGATTGACGATCATGTCCAGTGGCACCTTGATAGGGAGTAAAGTAATGAAATGGACTGCTGGAAACCGAAAGTTGTTGTACCGAATCTCATTAGCGGTTATACCTTTGCTCGTCTTTTATGGGGTTATCTCCCAAGACGCCGCACCGCTATGGATCGCTCTGGTCGGTTCAGTGTTTGCTCCGATGTTGGCGTTAGCGAATATCAGTCCTGATGGGCGGGGTTCGTTGGATGTTCCGGCTGATGTGGACAACAGTGTCCAGTTGGATACCGAGTAATGGCGTACAGCGATATCCTCAAAAAGCAACTGACGACGTTTATGCCTGCTGGACTTGTCGTATATATGAAGGACTGGGAGAAGAACTATACGGGGGCGTGGAAACCGGCAGGGAAACCGTTGGCGTTACTCCTCCACCACACCGCTTCTTGCGCTACTCAGTCGCAGTCAGCGAAGGCTCCGGGCAATCAGAAGGGCGCAAACAATGGGACTATCAACTACATCCAGAACCATTACGACGTCCCTGCCGCAAATTTCACGTTGGACAGGGATGGGACCGTTTACGTTCATGCAGCGAATCCTGTGTGGCACGCTGGGTTAGGTTCTTTCAAAGGTAAACCACCGTGGGACAGTCTGTTTATCCCTGACGATGAGGGCAATCGGTACATGCTTGGTGTGGAGATCATGTCGCAAGGAAAGATTAAGGACTATACGACGGCTCAGGAGAAGTCTCTAGCGTGGTTGATTGATGCGTGTGCTGCTTCTGCTGGGTGGGAGCCGTTGTGGTTGAAGAATCGTCCTCGCCATAAGGATTGGACGACCCGCAAGATTGACATTCTTTACACTAACACTGAGGTGAAGGAATGGATCCAAAAGTACGGTAAGTGATTACCTACTTTAAGGGGCGATGGTATGGGTTTCGCTGAATCTTTAGAAAATATTGTTAAGCCAGCCGCTGGCCCTAAATGCAGCGTATGTACAACTGTTAGTGGTCTGCCTGCCGCAGATCAGAAAGTTATTATTGCTGCGTTCGCTGACCCGGCTATACGTACATCCGATTTGCGTAGAGTGTTTCTTGCTGAGGGTTACTCGTTTTCTACTGGCACTGTTGGCCGTCATCGTCGTAAAGAATGTAGACGCTGATGGGTATCGCTAACCGGCTCACGGAGGAGGCTCTTGAGGCTCAGCGTGAGATTGAGGATTTGCGTGGCGCTCTTGTTCGTTCTCAACGCGAGTTAGTTAGGGCTAAGGCTAAGACGGATCATCTGGTGGCTGCGACTATCCAGTCGGCGCATGATGCTGTGTTGGCTAAGCCGCAGATCGTTATCCCTAAACCTGTGAAGGATGTTCGTACCCGTGGTGGGGAGGTGGCGTTGTGGCATTTGACGGACTGGCAGGGAGCGAAAACTACTACGTCATACAACACTGAAGTTATGCACACTAGGGTGAACCGGTTTGTGGATAAGGCTGAGAAGATCACTAACATTCACCGGGCTGCCCATCCGGTTAAGGATGTGCATGTGTTGTTTGGTGGGGACATGATTGAGGGTTTGTTCAATTTCCCTACGCAACCGTTTGAGATTGATGCGACCCTGTTTGAACAGTTTGTGACTGTAGCGAATCTTATGGTCGCTGTTATTCGTCGGGCTTTAACGATTTATGAGAGTGTTCATGTGGTTGCTGAGTGGGGTAATCATGGCCGTTTGGGGTCCAAGCGGGATGCTGTGCCTCGTAGCGATAACGCTGATCGGATGACTTATGAGTTGGCTCGCCAGATTCTGTTGTCGTCTGGGGAGAAACGGTTGACTTGGGCTGATTGTCCTGAGGATATTCAAAGGGTTGAAATTGGGGCATATCGAGCGTTGCTGATTCATGGGGATGAGATTGGCCGGAACGGGTACGCTTCTACGGCGACGATGGTTAATCATGTGAACCGGTGGCGGTCAGGTGTCTATCCTTGGCACTTCAGGGACGTTTATGTGGGCCACTACCACACCCACTACCAGTCCAGCCTTGCGGACGGCTCAGGGGCCGTGTATGGCACCGGATCGACTGAGAGCGACAACCGTTACGCTTCCGTAGGGTTAGCGTCATCCGCTGTCCCCTCCCAAAGACTCCACTTTATTGACCCTACGGCTGGCCGGGTCACAGCCCAATATCAGGTCTGGCTCAATGACTAGCGTCGTGAAAGACCGAAATCCCCTCTACGGGGACCCTGTACCGAACATGGAAAGGACCGCAAAACTGTGGTCTGCCTACCTTGAAACGCCGATAACTGCCCACGATGTCGCTATCTGCATGATCCTTGTGAAGGCGTCACGGGCGAAAGTCAGCGACCACAAAGACAACTATCTGGACATAGCCGGGTATGCTGATATTGCCAACCAAGTCTGGAGCGCGAGTTAAATGGCTATAGGGAAGAACCTAACCGCCAAGGTTACTTACGGTGATCTGAAGGTTGAACTGATCGCTGAGGGTGCGTCGTGGAATCCTGATGTCGCTGATGATTTGATTAAACGGGTTAAGAGCCTGTGGCGGGATTCGTTGGAGTCGATGATGGAGACTAACGCTTGGAACGCTGTAGACATTGATGCAGAAGACGAGTGATGGAAGACCCGGATATTCGCTGCCAGCGATGCAAAGAGTTTGGGGCAGTGGCCTACAGGGGCTGGGAAGTGTTATGTCAGGCATGTATAGATGCGGAAGAGTCACTCTACTTTGATGATAGGAAACGATGAGCGCCAACGAATCAGTTCTATTTGCTGCTAGAAACACAACGAAAGCGTTAGAGTTAGGGACACGAAAGTGGGGTGCCCAATCAACCCATCACAGGGATTTGTTCCCTACTGACTGTGATTTTACGATGACTGATTATCTTGAGGGGGACGATGTTGATGTGGTGTCAGATGCCCACGACTTCAAAGAGTTCCCTGACAACACCTTTGAGGGTGTCTATTCGGCTTCTACCTTTGAACATATTCAGCATCCGTGGGTCGCTGCCGCTGCGTTGTTGCGAATAATTAGACCGGGCGGCTGGCTGTACGTTGCTACTCACCAAACTTTCCCTGTCCACGGATATCCGTATGACTATACGCGGTGGACTGATGCAGGGTTGCAGTCTTTGTTTGAGTGGGTTGGGTTCACTGTTGAGGCCGCTGAGATGACTGACAAGTGTGTCATTACTCCGCCTAAGAACATTACGGTGTGGGACCCGAACGCTCCTGCCTACTTAGGTGTGTCTGTGTTTTGTCGTAAGCCCTGACTGAATACTTCCTGCCAGTCTTTCGCTCTCGCTTCGATACTCCACTTGTCTACTACTGTCTGGTAGGCGCGTTCCGCTTCCAACCGTCTAATTTGATACGTCAGTAGGTGTCTTACTTGGTTGGCCCATTCTTCTGGGGTCCTAGCGATATGTCCTACACCATCTTCGTGGAGTAGGCGGTATTCTGGTACATCGCTGGCAACGAAAGGTATGTTCGATGCTGCGTATTCTAGGCCTTTAATGTTGGACTTTGCGTAGTTAAATGGAATATCTCGTAGTGGTACCAGTCCGATATCAAATTTGAACCCTGAGGAGTAGTCATTTATAGGAACGATAGGGCTGGTGGTGACACGGTGAGGGTCCACACCTGTTACTTCCGCAAAGGAGGGCGAATCATTGCTGTGGCCTGCATGGTGGATCATCAGGTCGTTGCGTTCAAGAAACTGTGGCAACCATTCCGTTAACTGTTCAAGGTCGTTGTTTCTGTAGGCGGTGGCCCCTACCCACCCTAGGACGGGCTTGTGGTGGGTGTGGCGTACTCGTTTGAACTGGTTGACGTTGACTCCGTTACGAACCATCTGTACATCTTTATGATCGCTGTAATGCTCCAGTAGGAAAGGAGTAGATACTGTCAGCGTGTCAGCCATAGCGATACTTTTCCGGTAATGGTCACGGTTAGTTGCCTTATTCGCTTCCGGGTCGGTGGCATTGTAGGCCCGGTTCGCTGGGGTTAGTCCTTCAAAGTAGTCGTCTAGGTCGATGATGATTCGCTGTCCGAGTTTTTGGGCGAGTTCTATTTCTTTGGGTATGCGTTTGTCCATCATCAGTTTGAGGACGATGGTTTTGAATCCGAATACTCCGGTGGAGTGGGTGTCACGGATACCGAATCCTCTTATAGGGTCCCATGCTATGCGTCCGGCGTGTGCTCGTTGTCCACAGACGAGCATTGGGAGTATGCACCGGTAGTAGCCGCAGCCTCCGGGTGTGAGGGTGCCGGTGGGTGATACCCCAAAGTCACCGGAGATAAAACCTACGCTCATCCGATGTGCTCGTGGCAGCCGCATTTGCAGATACCACTCTTATGGTGGTGGGTGCAGGCTACGCATTTGGTTGGCGCAGGCGGAGCGACCGCTATATGTGTCACAGGAGGTTCGGGTTGGCCTTCGGGTGTTCCGATGATGAGGGGTATGGTTGTGAGATCGCTGGGGGAGGCGCAGTCTAGGTCGTTCCATACCACGCTGGTGGAGTGGTTTCCGGGGTGTCCTCCGGGCATGTCGCATCGTTCGTTGGTTCCCCATTTGTATGCCCAGCATTGCCGTATTTCAGTCATTGTTTCTCCTTGTTTTGGCTGAGTGGGGGAGGAGACACGGGAGGCAAACCTCCCCCACTCGCTCACCTACCGGACACACGGGGGGGTGCCGGGTAGGGAGTTCATTTGCGTACTCTGCTGAAATCTATTCTTGCTGAACTTTGCTCGTCAGGTCGGCTGGATCGTACGCTAACCCATCTGACTTGCCAATCTTTAGTCGCCCCACTTATCCCAGATAGTATATCTTTCGCTTCGTCTTTCATCTGTTCAGCCACGATAGCCATGTCGCGTGCCTCCGCATACATGTTTACCGCCGATACTAGCGACGGGTCGGTGATCTCTTGTACCCCATCGTTGGCCTGTAGTCCTCCACGGCAAGCAGTGAAGTGGGCGCATATCTTTTGACATACCACTGAGGGTATATCTCTGGAGGCGTCTTCGTTGTTTTTGACCGCATAGATTACGTCAGTTACCCAACTGTCTATCTCATCGGTGAGGGTGGGGTCTAGTTCTTCCACGAACACGATGGGGATGGGTTCCTTGCCGCTACGGTCAAAGTAGACGTTCCCAACGTAGACGGGTTTGGTCGTGTCGAATAGTCCTGCCGCTATGCAGCCCATCGCGTACAGGTGGCGTTGATATTTGTGTTGCTGGCTGGTGCCTTCTCGTTTGACCCATTGGAATCCGTCCACAGTTTTGATGTCTAGGACTGTGTTGTCTTCTGGGATAACGATGTCTGGGTGGCCGCTGATGGTGGCTCCAGAGGGGAGGGTAGCGGTGACTGTTACGTCATCAATGCTACCCATTAGCCATGTAGGGAACATTTCTTTGAGTGCTGTTTCTACATAGTTGTGGACTGCTGTTCCTACTGCTGCTGACCATTTGGGTGGGCTATCTGTGGCACCCACGCCACGGGTCATTAGGGCTGCTCTTTGACGGCAGAAGCCTACGTCGCTGGGACCTAGGCGTCCTTCGTCGCTTTGTACTGTTCGGGCACTGTTGTCCATGTATGCCGTTAGTGCTGCTTGTACTGCTATCCCGTAGTCGTTCATTGTGGTGCCTCCCGTTTATTTTTTACTGGTTGATGCTATGGCTTTGTCTAACCATTTCGCTAGGGTCACTCCTTGGTAGGAGAAATCGTTGACTCCTTCTTCGTTCATTTCTTTCTTTATCGCTAACAGGCTTGAGATGTCTTTATCTGCCACGGCTGCTTTCATGGACTCAATCCAGATGTCTGCGCCTTCACTGTCCTGTGATATGGCTACAGGTGCCTCTGTGACGGCCACTGGGGGGATGTCTGGCATGGTTCCATCCCCGTCTAGGGTCCCACCAACTACGTCCCTTAGGGACCCGTTATTGTAGAGCGATAGTCCAAACTGTGTTCCTAGGTTGATCGCGGCCCGCTTGAGGGCGTCAGATTCCCCAGTTTTTACCGCCATGTCGTGGGATTCTCCCCGTTGGGGGTTCATCCCTGACCCTACGACGGCTTCACTGTAGGTGCAGTCAAGTGCGGCGATATGCAGGGTGCCTAGCACCTTGTAGCCTACCGACCAGTTAGCGCCTAACTTTTCTTCATACATAAGGGTTGCGTCGGTTACGTTCCAACTCCAACCGCCAAACCCAAAGATTCGTATTAGGTGGGCTTTAACTTCGTACGCCTCAAGGTATGAAAGGTCTAGCGTTCCCGCCCCTTTGCGTTTCGCTACCCGGTTGGCGCTAAGCGGCTTAAGCAGTTCTTGCTGTTGTCTAATGTTAAGCATGATACTCTCCCGTCTTGTAATTGTTTATCTGACAGTATACTACCATAGGAGTTAAGTCAATGGCTTCCAACTATCTAACTTTCTACAGCCAATTCCAATCCCTAATCGACTCAATCAACCACGACTCAGACTCAGGACAAAAACTAGCAAACCTACGAAACCTACAAAAAGACGGACTCAAACTCCTCCTCAGAAGCAGAGATGAAGCAGCCTACGACCTACGATCCAGATACAGCGGAGAAGAATCAGAACGTATAACTGGAGTAAACCGCAAATACATTGACTATTGGGCTAGACGTTGGATGAAACTACACTCACTCCCCCGGCTAAAGGGAATGCACAACATCGACTTGGCTAACGTCATTGATCTCAGTAACAGGATTTCTCGCTCCTAACGAATCTAAAACAAACCAGCCATCCCACAACCTAACCGGCACATCCCCCGGATCAGCGTTCTGCGCTACCAGCCAACCTGATTCATATGCTTCCAAACGATTAGACTCCACGCGAGTGTGACATTTCTGGTGCAACAAGAGGGCGTTTTGCGCCTGCCCTGTTTCAACCCGTTTCGTGCCACCGATACCCCGTGGGCGACGATGGTGGTATTGCGGTGACTCCACCGGCATTCCACATAACTCACAGCATCCCCTAGCCCTCTCATCAATAATGGATCTAACCAGTTTGTTGAATGCGCTACTGAGTTTAGCCACCGTCACGATTCCTGAACAGCGAAACGATGAAAGCGCAAATCCCCCAAACTATGCACACCCCTGCCCCTATTACGAAAATCATGTACTCGAATCCTGTGGTCATTTATATCCTGCTTCCTTCAAGAGTTTAACCAGCATCCCGAATGGGAGAGTGGCGTACTGCTCTGCCGGGTCAGTGACCCCCCGTTTCTTGTGAACTACTACACCTAACTCTGTGCCTGCGTTGGCGCATTCGATGGCAAGTTCGGTAAGCCATCCTGAGAGTCCCATGGTTTTGTGGTTTTTACATTCAAAGGTAAAGCCCTCAATTCCATGTATGTCTCCTCTGTCATCACTCCAGCCTGCGCGAGTACGATCAACTCTGAAGCCGCATAATCTGAGATAGTCCACGATGGATCGCTCATATGCACTCCCCTTGTTTTTGTTTGGGTTAGTCATCTGTCTTTACAGTAACTGTTCTATTGTTCTCGCAACTGCGGCACATGCCCTGTCGTTTTAACTGAGTTGGTGCTGATTCGCAATTACATACTGGACATTTCATTTGTTCCCCTTTTTTGTTTAGATTAGTGATGGCATGTGCAACTGCATTTGTAATACGCGCCAACTTCTATACGCAGATACGTTGAAGCCTTCCCACACTTGTCGCACTTAGCAACCATAACGGCCCCCTTTCCAATGGGTTAAGCCCACACCGTCGCCTCTCCAGTTAGCGACGGTGAAGAACATCATGTCTTGATAGAACCGGTGCCACTTATGTGCCGGGGTTTCACGCAACGCACGGCTGATCTCGTTGCCAACTGTTACCCCCCACATTTTCCGCATTTCCGCTCGCATCATGTAGGACGCTCCTACGGCGAGAGCGTCCGTGACTTGGTACGTGCCCTCGTAATAATTATTTGAGCCGGTGCCCCAGTATTGGAAACGTCCTTCTCGCTGTCCAATACATTTGCGTACGGGTTCTTGCGACTTGCGATAGAACTCTCCTTGATAGTAAGAGTCCTGTACTCCTGTCTGTACCGGGTCGTTACGGTCAGCGACTACGGCGATAGGAACGGCTGGCGTTGCTAGTAGGGCTATGGATAGGAGTAGGGGTGCAATCATGCAGCCTCCCAAGATTGGGGACGGGAGACAATCGTTGGGTTCTGCTTCATCACTCTCCTACTTTCACAATAAAGGCGCTCACTATTCGGTGAACGCCGGAAGAACCTAGTCTAGTGGACACTGTGCCATTACTACCGGTAATACCGGCTATTAACCCATCTTGGCGTAGTTCTCCACACCTTTTCCAGTAGCAGGATGTGAGTGCCATGCCTGCCGCTATCGCCGCTTCCTCATCAGTTAACCCCGCAGGGTAGGCCGCTTGGAACGCTTTGAGTAGTAGATCTTTCTGCGATCCAGCACGGTAAGCGACATCTTTTGCTCCTTCGATGCTGGTGGCCCAGTCGTCAACGCGATGTCTGCCGCTCCGGTATACCGGGTCAAACATGGTGTCTTCCCAGTCAGGGATCGTCGTATCCTTAATCTTTCCCATCTGATTTCCCCTCCCTAAACATTTGAAATATCTCGTGAACCACGGCAACAAATTGATGTTGGTTTAACTTTGAAATATCAATAGTTTTTATTACATCCTCAATTGTTTCCATCTGCTTTCCCCTTCGCTCGTTGTAGTTCAGCAATCTCTGCGCGTAGGTCTTCGTATTCTCTGTTACGCGCCATGTATGCGTTTTCTTGCGCCTGTAGCATCAACGCATTAAACCCATTTATTGCATGGATGTGATCGTCGATATTGGCGTCACCCCACGAGTCGTACGCGATTTGTACGGACAAGATGACTGTCCCGTCAATGGTGTCCACGTTAATTATGCGTACTAGTTCAAACCGTTCGGCGCTTTGTGCTGCTGGGCTGTTACCGCTCACGGCTGCTCTCCTGTTCTGTTAGATGATCTATGTGGGCGTTGTAGCAGGTTTCGCAAGGTTGCCGTTCCCCGTCGTGGTACTCGCATGTTCTGATTGGTGTCCAATGTTCCATGACAGTCACCTGTCTCTCGTGTTGAATAGTTTGCAGAAATTGCAGAAACGATTAGCGATCTTGTGCATTCCACATTCTTTGCAAGTAATCATTCTGGTATCTCCCCGATGTTTAGGTTGGGTAACTTCTGTGTCTTGTACGCTGGTACATGGTGCGTGGTTTCACCGGGCACACAGCGACATATCTCGCAGTCTTGCCCGTGGTGGAGGTCCCCGCATGGTATGTGCCCGTATGACCACCCTACTCTCGTAGTTTGCTGCTTGGGTGGGTATTGGCAAAGGTTCCTCAGGTTGGTCACTACGAACGCAGGGTTAGGTTGCCGTTCGTTTATGTAACACGCCTTAGCGAGGGCGTCTGTCTCCCAACCATTCTGGACCGCTTCCATAACAGACTCATCAATCGTGTATGGATTAGGTCGTAGTGTGGCTGGTAGGGCACGCATGTAATCATTAGTTACAGGGCTAACTGGCATCTGCTATCTCCTTATGGAAAGTTCCGAGATTTGCGGGCTGGCCTTCTTTATAGTTTTCTTTAATAGTGTTCTTAATATCCGCCGACTGCACCGACGGTCGGGTTTCCAGTCGTTCGGTTTTCCAGTCGGTCGGTGTGTGGGTCCATTCGACCCAACGTGACCATTGTCCTCGTTCGTTTTGCTCTGAGTGGACGATCCTGTACCCGCTGTCGGTTAGTTCCTTCAAGGCGTTCTGGATGGCGTCACGGCCCTCGTGGGATGACTGTGACTCCAACCATTCTCTTGTGGCTTTCCACTCGCCAGCGTTGCTCAGAACCAGCGCAAGGATGCCTCTAGCCCTGAACGACAGTGTGGTGTCCCTCAGAGCGCTGTTAGCGATCTGGGCAAATGGGACATTTGGTACCCGATTGATTGTCACTTGGGGATTGCGTCGTAGGCGTCGTTTAGGACACTTTTGGCGCAGTCTATGGAGCAGCAGTCAACGGCACGTTCTACCGGGGATACATTGTTGTTGTCGGAATTGACGTCCCATTGCCATGCGCGTGGACGGTTTACGTGTATCCTGATCCATCCTTTTGGTGCTACTGCGTCTGCTAGGTGTAGGTCGTCTACGTGGTCTACGAACTCTGTGTTTCTGCATATGTCGCACTTGATTGATGATCCGTACATTTGGTGCCTCCCGTTGTTTGAAGTTGTCTAACTAAAATAACTTTATCGTATATCAGTACCCATGTCAAGTACTGTCAATTTGCTAACCGGTTCAACGAACCAGCCCGCGTGCTCTGTCACAGGAATCGCGGGTGCGCCCTAGAACGGCATCTCCGTGGCCTGCAACGACGCGATAGCGGCAGTCGTATTGCTTGATTCCAGCATTCGCTTAGTTTTCGCTGGCCCAAACTTCACCGACACACCTACCGAATCTGCACGAAACTGCATAGTAGAACGCTTCACGCCTTCAACCTCAGTGTTATAGGCAGACAGTTTTCCGATAGCGACAATGGAGTCACCCACTGTCACCGATTCGACTAGATGCTCAGCCCCAAAATTGACTATAACGTCAATGAACATCGGCTCACCGTCAGTGAACTGTCCTGTTGAATCGCGGATACGATCCTTAGCGACACAGCGCACCCGTGCCCATGCTTTGCCTTCGCTACCGAACATGATCTCTGGTTCTTTAACTACACCGAACTCGCTTGCAATCATTGGTAACATTATTCGTTGCCTCTCTGTTTGTCGTAGTGTGCTTGCAATAGTGGAACAAAGTCGTGCAACTGCATCCCTACCCACGCCTGATCTATTGAATCCATCCCGTAGTCGTAGCGGATAGCGATATGGGTAGTTGGTAGTTCTGCCCCGATCAGGTCATGCCAGTTCTGTAGTTTCCTGCTAGTGGTCAGGTCTATCTGATATGGGGGTGGTGACAGTATCTGCCCCCGTACCCCATCCCAAGTTAGCCCAGCGATACCTGCATGGCCTGTCAGATATCTAGTAACTGCTAAGCCTTTGTCTCGCCTGACCCCCATCAGCCCACCCAACGAATATATACATCGTTACGGTGGCCCTCATCAGTCTTCCGGGTAGTGATCTCCCAGTGGGCTGCCATGTAGACGCCGTGCTCTTCATGTTCGCAATCTTCAAGGAAAGCAGGGTACTTGCCACGCCTTAGGTGGGTCGCTACTCCGGGGCTGTAGTTGCCTACGTTGGCCCATTGTCCTTTATTGGTTTTAAGTTCAGCGACGACGGCAACCCATCGGTCGCTCATTGCGCCTTTCTTACTTGGTGGTGGTTCAACAAACTCCATGTGTCTCCTTAGGGTTAGCCATTGGTGGCCCTTGAACTATAGCGTGAGGGAATGCTTCCTTGTACGGGTGGGGCACACCCCACGCCTAACCATATAAATCATTACATCTATCCTACGAAACGCCGTGTTCCTATCCCCACGTTGATACATCGGGGCATCTAGGGCGTAGTCATCACATAGCCTTGCGGCCTCCCCTCTCGTGATGAAGTTGGGTACACCTTTGGCGTCTAGTTCTTTTTGTAGTGCGCGGAACTCCCGTAGTTGTATTTTAGTTAGTTTCATTCTGGTCCCCCTTGTTTGACGAGTGCCCGGACAGTGGCAGCGGCTGAGCGCATCAAGGGGTTAAACTCTGGACCGAAGTCGCCACCGTTTTCGGCGTAGAACTTTGCATCAGAAAGCAATTCACCATACTCGTCTTCCGTTAGGTTGACCAAGAGAGAACGACCTTTGCTGCCTTGGATAGTTTCTGCGCTCAATAGATCACGGTTGATGTGATCGTAAAGAAACGTGGACGCTAGTGTGTATGTTTTCATTTCGTTGCCTCCCGTAGATTTCCCATTTGTGGGAAATAGTTAATTGAGTTGAGCAATTAGGTCATCGGTCATTTTTATTATTTCTTCAATCGTCATCTTGTTTGCTTCCGGCTGTGTTAGCCGGTTGGTCATATCTATTACGTTTCCCATGTGTCCTCCCTTCGTGTATATCTAAGTATACCATACTACTATACCTGTGTCAAGTAGTAGCATAAACGTATGGCAGCGAACAGGTCAGAAATCGCTAGGTTCCAACGCCTAGCCAAACCACAAACCAACGGATGCTGGCTATGGACAGGACCCCACGGCACCCGCGACGGCTACGGCAAGTTCCAACCCAGCCCCGGCCAACCCAAAGTCATGGCACACAGATGGGCATACGAGGCATTCACCGGACCAATCCCCGACGGCTACCAACTAGACCACCTGTGCCACACAAATGACTCAGGATGTCCGGGTGGGCCGGATTGCGGCCATCGTCGCTGCTGTAACCCAGCCCACCTAGAACCTGTTACCGCTAGCGAGAACACTATGCGGCAACGCCATTTCGAGCGTGCTAAGACTGAGTGTCCACGGGGGCACCCTTATACGGGAGATAACTTGATTTCGGGATCTGATGGCCGTCGCCGCTGTAGAACGTGTGACCAAGCAAGAAAGCGTCGTAAATCAGAAACTGTAGAGCCATCTGCCGGGTGACTCCGTATCTAATCATGTCCCATTCGATAGATTCTTGCACTGTCATGGTCATGCTGTCTCCTTCCCGTAAATGTAGTCGTCGTAGTATTCACGTTGAGCGTCAGATATTTGGCGCTTAAGGTTAATGACTTCTTGCATGGTCAGGTACACATCGGCTGTCCCAAGCTTCAAATGAAACGCGCCGATGTTTGCCCAATGTTCTTCGTTAACGACGTTTACTTGTGTGCTGCTTGCTTGTTGCCATGTTGAGATAATCATTTTGTTGCCTCCTTCATAGTTTGCGAGTCACAGTCGTGACCGCACCAATACTCTGACCACGAGAAATACCTGTTGCATTCCCCGCATGTGATGCCTTCCGTAAGTTTCATGCTGCCTCCTCCTGTTGAATCTCTACCACTGGCGGCATGATGTGATCCATAGCCTTCTGCGCCGCCTGTGCCGCCGACACGATCAGCGAATGGTCATTCTGTAGGGCACTAAGCCATCCTTTGATGTAGTCGGCCATCGCTGGCATATCTACGCTGATACCTGCTGCTTGCATCATCATGGATGCGCCTATCTCAGCGACAAGTTCCTCTTTGGCGTAGTCAGACTTGCACGCCTTGTCGTTGATCTCGAAACGCTTGAGCCTAGATGGGTGGCCCGTGGAGTGGGTCAGTTCATGGCATAGAGTCTCTGCGTAGCCTTCTACGGTAGCGAATTGCCCAATGAGGGGAAGCGATATCGCATCTGTCGATGGCCGATAGAACGCGCTGTCTTGCTCACTGTGAGACAACTTTGGTGCGTTCGGGTAGTTCTCATAGATGCTACTCAGCGCGGCGGGTACTGAGATGGGTTCGCCTAGGTCGGGGGTTACCCATTCGATGCCGTCCACTTGCTCAGTGTTGTAGACGTACATCCATTTGAGCATGTAGAAACTAGCATCCTCACCTGTTTTCTTGTCGGTCTTTTCTATCTTTGCATATTTCATTATGCGTGTGCCATTTTCTCCGCCGCGTACCTGTGCTCCCCGATTGGATGCCCCTTGGTAGGTGGTCCATGCTGGCGATGTGTAGCCTTTTTCCATGCTCGCTAAGCCTAAGAGCATGACGTTCATGCCACTGTATGGGCGTTTGGAGTAGTAGTTTTGTAGTCGGCATCCGGGTGTTGGTGACCAAGGCTTTTTCCAAGGGACTACGCCTTGTTCTAGTTGGTTGATGAATTGTTGGCTGATCTGTTCTGCTATTTCTGTTTTCTTTGTCATGTCATACCTCCCGTTAGTGTCCCAATTTGGGACAGTGGTGTGTTCCAATAAGTAAACAATAGCCTATCTTGATACCTATGTCAAGACACGTAGGATATCTGTTCGCACCGCAGTGCATACCCCTCACACACACAGCGAGTAGCATGAAAATCACAGTGCAACATGGTCCCGAACCTGCCACCCTTGGTGTAATAGGTGGCGTGCGAGTCACAGTCTTTGTATTCGCATTTCATTAGTTGTCCTCCTCGTCGTAGTAGGGGTCGTAATCTCGTTTAGATATGCGTTCTATGTGCCATGCCACGGCGTCAAAGTTCTCTGACCATTCATAGTTCTTTGCCATGTCACACCTCCGTATCCGCTAGTTGTTGCCTTAAATGGGATATAACTTCTCGTGATGTTTCCACGTAATGGCGTTGGCACAAATCTATCCAGCCATGTCTTAGCGTCCATGTCGCGGCGATAGCAGGCTCATAGCACCACGGGCAGGTTTTCATGTCATACCTCTCTGATGGATAGAATTGACCGTTCCGGGCATCGTTCGAACTTCATGATGAGCGACCGCGCCGTAGCCTCATCGGTAGCGTTGACAGTGATCGTTGTTGGATAGTTGTTGCCTATGAGTTCAATCTTCCATGTTTTCATTAGATTCCTACCTTTGCGAGTAGTTCGGCTGGCATGGTGCGCGTCAGGTTCGCGGCGGCTTCAAACCGCACCCGATCAAAGTTCGGGTAGTTGCTACGTAGCGACCGGGCCACGATGTCTAGCGTTGCTTCCCATGTCCAATCTCCCATGCCTTTGCCTGCTACGCCTAGGGCGGTGGCTAGGATTTTGTAGTCTTTGCGTGTCATTGTGTTCCTCCCGTTAATTCCCATTTGTGGGAAATTGTTTGCTGGGGTGGTTTCCCCATTAAGGCAATACTACACTATGCCAGCCCCTATGTCAAGTCCTAAGGTATGGGTACCTGACTTCCCACAAATGGGAATTGTTGCGCGACGGCCCGACATACCCCAAACTCGGCGCGAGTTAGCCCCAGCGACATCACGGCGTCCCGGCAGAGTAGATAGCGGGTCCGGGTTGGCCCGGATTTCGGGCATGAAGAAGCCCCCTAACCCTCGCGGGCTAGGGGGCTACCTTCGTGCGGTACTAGGCGACCTTTGCCGCCTTAGGTGTTGCGGCGCCGATTTCGGTAGCGACTGCGCGCATCGTATCGAGGATTTCTGCATCGGTTGGCGTCAATTTCATGTGGAGATCATTAGCGAATTGGCGCGATAACGTGAGCCATTCGGCGCGGCGACTCTCCGGGGTGGTGACGACTACGGCGGGCTTTGCGGCGACCTTGGGCTTTGCGGCGGCTTTTGTCTTTGCGGCGCGCTTAGCCTTAGCGACGACTGGCATGAGAGCCTCTAAATCCTTTAAAGATTTCGCGCCAGTCATCTGTTCTTTGTCTAATTGGTCGCCGCACAATTTCACTTTGATAGCGTCGGCCTTGGGGTTAGCGATTAGCCACTTCCCTGTGATGTTGTCGCGCGACACCTTGGACTTGCTCACTCCCGTAGCGATAACTTTCTTTGCGATCGTGTCCTTCGATGTGGCGAGAGCGATAAGGCCAGCGCGTACCTGCGCGACCTTTGCGGCGCGGTCTTTGCTGGTCACTGCGTAGTGGAGGATGAGCGCGTTCAGGTAGCCGGTTACGTATTCGTTTGAATCGGACATTTCGGACCTCCCTTGTTTTATGGGATTGTTCCCATGGGAAGAACTTACTACCTCCCGAGATGTATGTCTAGTCGAATCGCAAGAAATATACATTTATTTTATTGGGTACCTAATTCCCATTTGTGGGAAATTGGAACCGGACACCAACGTCCGATAATCGGTGGATCGACGATCTCGGCACGGGTGAGCAACTATGCCACTTTGCCCAATAACCTCTCAGTGTGCCCCCTAGCCCCACCTAGCCCCATCTCGAACACACGTTCGAAGCACAGCGATAACCACCACCCATATAGGTAATGAGTCGAACATACGTTCGAAACACTCACCCCTCCCCCTCCCCCTCTCCCAACACCCGAAACCACCACGGGCTGAGTTGTATGCACGTCCTACCTATTGATGTCAGATAGTCGGACGTCCATGCAAAATGTATGACCGGGGGCATGCCGAGACACCCCCACCCCCCCCTATATACATAGGTTTGAGTTCGTGTTGTGTCAATGTTGGTGCTCCACTACAGGGGTGTGTTATGCTCCACAACAGGGTTCCACAACAGGATTGGGGTTGCTCCACAACATGCGTAATGATTACAGGAGTGGCCGTAAGGTGTTGCATGTTGTTGTGGAGGTGGAGTTGCATGACCGGGTAAAGGCTTTGGCTGCTGCTGCTGGTTGCAGTATCACGGAGTTTGTTACTAAAGTTTTAGAGAAGGGAACAGATTATGTTGCTGACGTTGGACCCGCAGATAGTGTCATGTCTGGAGCGAAGGGCAGCGTTAACGGAGCACACAGTGCAAGAGGTAGCGGCAGCGGTGTTGTCGGTGGTCCTGTTGGACGAGGAGTAGACTGGGACTCTATTCTCGTTGCAGGTAAGAAACCTGTTGTGGAGCCGTCTGTTGTTTCTGCTGATGAATGGTTAGACATTGCGTAAAGTTGATCTAGACAAGTGGCAGAAATACTTTACCGCCCGCAATGACGGCTTAAGTGTTGATGCGTCTGCTACCAGAGCGAAACTGTCTAACTCCACCGCCTACAGGTTTGAGCGAGGCGACCCAACGTCCGGTGGCCTAGAAGCCGCATCTGTCCTAGGGATATCTGTCGTTGGCGGCAACCTAGTCTCCCAACCCCTATCCCCCGAAGCACAACAAGCGTTAGAAGATTTCAGTTACTTTCGTATGAGATATTTTGGGCGCAAATCTTTACCGTGGCAAGAACGAGCAGCCTACGAGGTTCTGCGGTCGATTGAGTCTCGTGACCGCGAATATGTCGTTATGAACGAACCACCCGGCTCCGGCAAATCCACCCTCTTCACCCACGACATTCCCTGCTGGCTCATCGCCCGTGACAGGACGATCCGTATCCAGATTGGTTCTCGCACTGAGCGACAAGCCCGAATGTATGTCAGTCGAATGAAACGTTCCCTAGAACGCGACGCGCCCCTAAGAACGGACGCTGATTCTCTTACTCGCGGGATTTCTTTTGACGCAGAATCGTGCCTTCAAGACGACTTTGGTGCGTTCAAACCAGAAGGCCGATCCGACCTGTGGCGAGGAGAAGCCCTCGTTGTCAGGCAGATAGATGGCGTGCAACTTGACGATAAGGAAGCCACGGTTTCCGCGTGGGGCCAAGACTCAGGTTTCCTCGGAGGCCGCTTTGATCTTGTCCTGTGGGATGACCTTGTGGATCGTAAGAACACTAAGACCGCTGAGTCGAAGGATCAATTGCGGGAGTGGTGGGATGCTGAGGCAGAAACCCGCCTAGAACCCGGAGGCACCCTCCTCCTACAAGGGCAGCGAATCCAACACGACGACCTCTACCGTTACTGCCTAGACAAGCAAACCCTTGACGAAACCCCCAAATATCGGCATGTCGTATTCAAAGCACATGATGAAGACATTTGCACAGGTAACCACGACGAGGTAAAGCCGTGGCCCAAAGGCTGCCTACTAGACCCACACCGATTGCCGTGGAAACATTTAGAAACTTTGAAGCACAATAATCCGCGCTCGTTTGCCATCATGTACCAGCAAGAAGACGCCGACACTATAGGTGGCCTAGTTGATATTGCTTGGATCACCGGAGGGCAAGACGTTGAAGGATACCCTGCACCCGGCTGCCTAGACCGCGAACGGTCATTCCTAGAACCACCAGTGAACCTACTCAACGGCAACGGCTGGTCCTTCATCACCGTAGACCCATCCCCAACCGAATGGTGGGGCATCATCTGGTGGCTATACGACCCAGACTCAGGCAACCGGTACATTATCGACCTACACAAGCGGCGCATGAACCCAGAACAGTTCTTGTCGTTAGACCTCAACACGTTCGACTGGTCTGGG